TCGGCGAAATGCCAGATTCGGACATCGCGCGCATGGTCGGATGCTACTCGTCTACCGTGTCAGCGATGCGCCGCAAGATGCGAATTCCGATGTTCGAGCTGCCTCGCGCGCCGACAGATCGCATTGCTGCGATCGCTAAAATGGAGCGCGTCAAAAGAAAAGCGACCGCGCTGGCGTCACCAAAAACGCCACGTATCCTTGCGCCGAAGCCTGTAGCCGCGATCGTCTACAAGAAGTGCGGCGAGTGCCGCCAGACAGCTCCAGTGACGCACGCGAAAGATGTTTGGTTCGGCCTATTCGGCCATCGATGCGGTCACGGCGAGCCATGTCACTCGGGCCACTCGACGTCTGCCGTAACGTGTAAACAATGCCCACCGCCGCCGCGAAAGAGAGAAGTTCACGCATGAGCGATTTCTGGAAATCAGTGCGAGAAATCGCCGCGAGTCAGCGGCTGGAAGATGCCAAACTTCGCAACCTGGCATCTGTGCCAGGTGATGAATTCAACGTGTCTCGTCTCGGTGTAGATGTCTCAGTCCAAGACTGCAAACCTTACCGCTGCCGTCTTGCGGTCAAGCAATGCGCCGCTCGCCACGAAGCCGCGCGCGAAGACGCATGCAAGCGCTGCGAAGTCGGCAAGGCCAACGCCGCAAGGCTCAAGAAACGAAAGGTCAGGCCATGACCTGTTTGTTCCGTGTTATCGATTCGGCGTTCTGGTTTTGGGTCGTGCTGAGTTCAGGCGCGACCATTGGCATCGGAGCGTTGATGCTGGTCCAAGCTGCCAAACGCGCCGACCGCGAGATTGACCCGTACGAAGAGGAATTCAAGCTGTGAGAGCCGCTGTCAAATTCGTAATGGCCAACCTACGTCGCGACGTAGGGCAGATGTCCGACAGCGCTTGCGCTCGTCTACACGGCGTAGACCGCGCGTTCGTGAAGCGTTTTCGAGAATCGCTTGGCGTCGCTCCGAAGTGCACGCCGCGCAGGCCTACGCTGATCGATTGGCATAAACAGCCTCTTGGCGAGATGCCAGATTTGCAATTGGCAGTGTTGCTGCGTTGCTCGAATTCAACTGTTTACAGCGCCCGCAAGGCGCTTGGAATCAAAGCTCATGGCCACCACAAAAAGGAGCAGACCAGTGAATGACATGCATCCGTTAGTCGCTCTCGCGCGAAAGAAAGATCCGTTTCTTGAAGTTCTCAAGCGCGAGGTTGAGCAGCAAAAAATGCGGTTCGTCCAAATCAAACCTGGCTTTGATTGGACTCCATATGGCCTCGGCACGAGAAGCGACGAGACGATTGCGTCCGAAGCTGGATGCTCAAAGCACGCAGTCGGGAAGGCCAGGCGCGCGCGCGGGATTGCTCCGTATGCAGCGTCAAAGCAGACGGTAGACTGGCACGCATGCGGGCTAGGCACTGAATCGGATGGCGCCATCGCAGAGCGATTCGGCATGAAAAAAGAAACTGTAAGAGAACACAGACGCAAGCTCGGAATAGAACCTTACAAAGAGCCTATTCGCGCGCTCGACTGGTCGAAAGTGGATCTCGGCAAGAGGACAGACAGAGCTTTGGCGGCTGAACTCGGCTGCAGAAAATCGACTGTCAGGATGCACCGCTTGGCGCTCGGTATAGCTCCTTGCGTGCCAAGCAGCATCAAAGGCATTGATTGGGATCTGGTAGACCTCGGTCAACGTTACGACACGACGATTGCCAAGGAGCGTGGCTGTAGTGAATCGGTCGTGCGAGAGGCTCGGACGCGTCGAGGCATCCCCTCGTTCACGGCGTCAATCAAAGCGTCGGGTAAGTAGCCATGCAGCCGTCCGACAAGTATTGGGACTCCATCGCGCTCGGCGCCAAGTCCGATCGAGTGATAGCCGCTGAAACTGGCCATTCGAAGTACCAAGTGGAGCGCGCGCGCATGTACCGCGGCCTGCCGTCTTCTGGCCGCGCGAAGTCCACAAAACAGCGCCCAAAGCCAGAGCCACGGTTCCGATACGATTGGTCCAAAGAACCACTCGGCAAAGAGCCAGACAGCGTGATAGCGGACCGCCTCGGCTGCGCGCGTTCAGTCGTGCACAACGCCCGAGCGAGACGTGGCATCAAAGCGTTTGTGCCTGCTGAAATCGATTGGGTAGCGATGGGCATCGGTGTAAAACCAGACGGCGAAGTTGGCGCTCTGACAGGCCGCACGAAGCAGACGATACGCAAGCTTCGCAAACGGCTCGGCATCGCGCCAGCCCGTGCGGCCCATGCGCGGTACTCAATCGATTGGAGCGCCATCGATTTGCACGCGAAGAAGACGAACGCAGAGTTGGCCGAAGAGCTCGGCTGCAAGCGTGGCGCGATTTCGTACCACCGCTGCAAGGCCGGGATCAAACCGCAGTCGCCGCAAGTCGACTGGGAGCGCGCTATGGAGTTGTGCCAGTCTTACTCTGACGCGGTGGTGGCAGCGCTTCTCGAAACCACAACCCGCAAAGTCGCAGCACGCCGTGTGAAGGCGATCGGCCGTCGCCAGCGCAGAAAACCAGTCGACTTGGCCAGACTCGGCAAAGAGTTCGACTACGTCCTGGCAGCCGAGCACGGTGTCGCTGAGTCGACGATATGGCGCCGCCGTCAAGAGCTCGGCATTCCGCCGATGAGGGCGCAGCCATGAAGCGCGCGCGGACGAATATCGATTGGAACGCGGTGCCACTCGGAGAAATGACCGACGCAGCGCTTGGCAAGTTGCTGCGCCGCCACAAAGATACCATTCGATGGCACAGGCAAATCAGAGGCATCAAGTCATTCAAAGAAGCGAGCAAGATTGACTGGTCAACGCAGCCACTCGGAAGGCGTACAGACGGCGCGATAGCCAAGCGTATTGGGGTGAGCGAAACGACCGTATGGCGTGCGCGTAAGATGCTCGGTATAGCGGCGTTTTGCGCGCTTTTGGATGACGTTGACTGGTCGAGTGTTGGTCTAGGTACGCGCTCCGACTTCGATGTTTCGGTTGAGGTCGGATGTCATAGATCGCTGGTCTCGATGGTGCGCCGACGGATGGGTGTCCCGGCGTTTGCGCCGAAGAGCGTGTGTTTGAATATCGACTACTCAACGATTCCACTCGGCCTCAAGCCAGATCCAGAGATTGCAAACGAGCTCGGCGTGTCTGCGTCGAGAATAGGCCGTGCTCGCCGCAAGCTAGGAATCAAACCGTTTGTGGTGGCCCGATGAAAAACGTAAGACTCAGTCCTTCTCGGCGCGCGCCAATGCCGCCAGAAACCAGCGAACCGACACGAGTCAGTAAACCGCGTGCACGCGCTGACCGCCGCTATATCGATTGGCACTCGGTGCCAGGTTTAGGCGTGCACACAGACGATGCGGTGGCTGCTGACCTTGGCTGCAGTCGTGAGCGAGTGACACAAAACCGGCTGCGCATTGGAGTGGCGTGTAGTCGTGTACAGATCGAATGGGACAACGGAGGGCTCGGTACTGACACGGATGCGAACATCGCCAAGCGACATGGAGTGGCCATCTCCACAGTGCGCGAGCAACGCGGCAAACGCAGCATTATGTCCTATCGAAAGACGATGATTTTGGCCGCAAAACATGCTAACGAAACGAAGCTGGAGGTCGAAAATGCAAGACGCGATGATTGAAGATCCTGATTTGTATCGTCGATTGTCGGAACCATTCGACTCTCCAGAGGTCGCAGAGCGCGTGTTCAAAACGTTCATCGAATGGCGGCGGTATTAGTGTTTTTCGTTTTCATAATGGTGAGCATGGTCGGCGCCTCAGTTGGATTCAACAAATGAAGCCCATCAAGATCCACCTCGACGCCTCCACGCCCGGCCACGCGTTGCGCCGTGCTTACTGCGGCTACCTCAACGTGCCAACCGAAGTAGAGATGGCGCTGGTTACGTGCGGTCTTTGCGTCAAGCGTTTGCGCCAGTCGACGTCCGAGAAGAAGCGTCCGAAGGCAATCGGCGAAGTCGAGTTTCGCGGCGAGCTTGTGAGCGCGTTTGCGCAAGCGACTGCGTATCCAACAGCCGACGCACCACCTCGTTTGTCGCCTGCCGAGTGGTCGCAAGTCTGCAGCTCCACAGACGGCGAGCCGTTGGCAGTGCCCATGTACGGCACACAAGACGATGATGACGCCTACGATGCGCGTTGCAAACAGTGCGACGTCTGCAAACACGAAGACTCGATGGTCCGTTGGGAGTACGCCGCTCCCAGTCGACACGACGTAACGCGCAGCGAACCAGACCGCGCCTTGCCGCGATGGCGCACGTTGAACGCCGCACTGGTCGACCTTGCCAACTACGAGGCCCACGACCGCGCAGCGCCAAGCGCAACAGGCTTTATGCTCGCGCGCGCAGAGCGAGGCGACTTGAACACGGATAGCGGCCAATCGCGACCAGACGACCCGCAAATGCGCCGTGCAGATGACATCGTCCACGTGCGCCAGGCGCTTGAAGCGGCGTACGATGATGGCGCTCATCGATTGTTGACTGCGGCACAATGCATGGCCGTGTTGATGTCCAGGACGCCCGGTGCAACTGCGCCGAAATCACCCAAGGAGCCCGCGGAGATGCCGACGTACGAGGCGCTTGCGGACCGCCTGAGCGTGTCAGTCGGCGAGTTGAAAGCTGTTGTAAGGCATGGTCGATTGCGTGTAACAGAAGAGCTTACGAAGCGCGGCATGTTGCCGGATAGGTAGGAGTGATGAGTAGCCAGAAGATGCCTGATCGCGATTACGTGGCCGATGCGCGCGCTCTGATCGAGATGGGCGCGCGAGTTGTCGACGTCAAAACGGTAAGCGGCCTGCTTGAGGTGATCGATAGCATTCCTACGGTGCCTCGTGCTGTCGCAGATCGTGCTCTTGGCGCGACGCGGCTGAAGTGGACGCACAAAACTCCAAGCGTGCCTGGTAGGTATTGGATAAGGCACTCTGCGGCAAAAGCGTTCACGTGTCTGGTCGAAGAAAATGACATGGCGTTCGGTTGGCCGGCTGACTATGAATGGGCCGGTCCTATCCAGGAGCCTGAGTGATGAAGCGCAAACGATGTTTCACGCATCGAGAAGCGTTTGACGCGTTCCTGCTCGCTTGCCCGCGTAAGCTTTCCGTAGTCGGCGGTCTTATCCGAAGCAATCCTACAGGTCTAATCCAGTAAGCCGATTGGACCCTCGGCGCTTGGCCTGATGACGTTGTAGCCGAGCACGTTCCAGAAGATGGTACATACGTGATTTATTCTGAGGAAGAGCCATGAGACCACCATCGCTCGAGTGCGCATGTTGGGTCATCGTCGGGTGCCTGATGGCCGGTGTTTCTCTGGGCAGCCTGTTTCTGCTCAGTGCTGGCGAGGTTGCGTTTCACGCGCCTATCGCGGCCGTCAACGCAGTGAGTGCGTCACTGTGTGGAGTGTTTGCGTACCGCGCGCAGAAGGGGTCGAGATGAAGATATTCGGACCAACGTCAGCTGTTGTTACGGGGCTATTTTTGTCCGCAGCGTACATAGCGCTTTTCTACGCTCCGCAGGATGCCCGCGAGTGGCGCTGTTCCAAGCTCTGCAGAGAGCAACAGCGATGGTCAAGTGCGGCGAGCAACGTCAACGGTCACGACATTTGCGCGTGCTCGAAATATCCAGATACGATCATCGTGATGTTGCCGAAGGCGCCGAAAAAATGAACGCTCAACACGAAGCAGAACATCTTCACGCGAAGCTCACCCGCTTACGCCAGACCAGCCGTCCGAACCGTCCAATCTCGCACTGGCTTGCAATGGCCGAGTTGGCCGTGTCGCAGAACTGCCTAGCCAACGCGCTGCATGCGACGGTGCACGAGTTCAGGCCGGAGTTCACGGTTCGCACGCGCTATCACGGCGATGCGGAGTGGCGAAAAGACCCGAACACTGAGAGCGCGTTGATGGCGCCGCTTTGGAAGCACTCGGGCGAGGCAATTGATTACGGCTATGCGCACAACGCGAAGGACCGTCAAATCTCGCTCGAACTTCTTGCAGCTGGTCTGATTGCGGTGCACAAACGGCTCTACAAAACGTGCCTGGTTGAGACGGCGCTGGAAATGGTGAAGTGATGCGGGAAGTGCACTGGTGCCACTGTTGCCGGCAAAAAGAATACGATTGCAAGTGCACGAAAAAGCAACTCGACCGTCACTGGAAGCTAGACGAGCTTGAGCGAGCTCGCGCGGTTGTGTCGCGTTTGCAATCGGAGCTTGGCGTCGCGCCATCACTCGGCGCCGGCAATCGTCAAACCAGAAGACACGCGGCGGCTATTGCGCGGAAAAAGGGTAAGTGATGAGTGTTATACGCGAGAAACTACGCGAAGCCTACGAGCTTGGCAAGCGTCACGAGCGGGAGATGGTCGTTGGATGCCTGCGCGCGATTGGCTACGCCAAGGCAGCTGAAGCAATCGAGGTGGGCGTGCATCGCCCTATCGAAAACGTGCCTGCTGAATCGCAAGCAGTGGACGATGACAAACGTGCGGCGGTGAGCCCGTGTTTGATAGCGCCAGAAGAACGAGCGTTGCGAGCCGTCGACGCGCTTATATTCGACATCTCAGACCGCCGTGGTCTCAAGCGAGAATGGTGTCAAATCGACGCTGACGTTCAGCAGGAGATTCGCGCGACGTGGGAGAAAATCATCAAATCCGCGTACGAGGCAGACAACGATAAGCGCTACATGGATCTTGTCGAGGTGTTGAAGTCTGCGGTGGACGCGCGCATTTCAATCAATCCAGCCGCATTGTTGACGCTATTGGAGAAGACGTGACCATCACGAAAGACGATGCCGAGCGCCTCATGCGCGAAGCTTACGAGCTGGGCCGCCTTGCTGGCATCCACGCGGAGCGCGAAAAGCATCCGCCGATACTGCCTATCGATCCAGAGGCTGAGGCGATGGTCGATAGATTGATGGCCGAACGTAGAAGCAAACAAGGGAGTCGCAAGATATGAGCACGATCAAAACACGCGGATTCGCACGCGCTCAGAAAGCATGTAATGCCGTCAAGGCCATAGTGTCGAGAGACTTCCGATTCGACGCGCTGTTGGTCGACACGTGGGCTAGCTAACTGTACGCACAAATAGTTCGCACAAGCGATTCGCGTCCCTGTACGATTGTCTCATGTCGCGAATCGCCATCATCTGTCTCGCTCTCCTGTTGACCGCTTGCGTTGACCGCACGATGACCACGGAGATTGGTATTGGCCCCAAGGCAGCTGCGAAGGCCGAGATGATTTTCGAGGCAGCCGACCAGCTCAACGCGCTCGTAGGCGAGGACGTGTTCACGGTGTCGCCGAGCACGGGCAACGGCTACATCGATGGCGTCGCGAACGTGACCATCGTCGATTCGCTGAAGCCAGTAGGCAAAATGACAGTAGGCGCAGTCACGCATCGCGATCGTCGTGGCGTGCAAATCCAGTTGCTCATGCGCACGAAGCTCATCCAAGTGATGCATGAGATGGGGCATGCCGCTGGCCTTGCGCACGTGGCTGACACCGGCAACTTCATGTACATTGCGCCGAGTGTGATGGGCATGTCAGACGAGCAACGCGAGCACCTGCTAGCAGTGGCCGGCATCGAAACGGAGGAGTGAGAGATGGGCCCCGATCATCGCTATCGCATCGAGTACATGTCAGGCCGCGAGCAGACGTTTGCGATTGCAGACTCGTCAGACGAGGCGCTGGTAGCGCGCGAGAAGCGCAATGGCGCACGTCGCGTGTGGAAAGCCAAAGGCGATACGTGGGATCAAATTTTCCCGCAATGGTGGGATAAGCCGGCAAGAACCTGGAGGGGAATTCCATGAAGTACGAAGTTGGTCAGCAAGTTTACGTGGTCAGAGAAGGTCGGACGCCGCCGTATCAAGGAGTTGTCTCGGCTGTGGGACGCAAATGGGTATCGATCGCCAGACTCGTCAGTCCCGAATTCGTTCAATTCAGAATCGACAAAACAACCAACGAGCCGGAGCGTAGCTACACAGGTTGTCGTCCGCGCGTCTATCCAGACCACGCCGCGTACCAACAAGAGGTTGCGCTGAATGAAGCTTGGGACAGGTTTGTGCGCGACGTTCAAGCGCATCGCAAGTGCCTGGTGACTATCGAAGCAATCGATCAAGCGCGCGCGTTGCTTGGGTTGCCTGAGTGACCCGCCATCGTGCCCGTCAAATTCAAGATTACGCGCGCGACCAGGCGCGCCTCGATGCGACCACAAAGGCGCCTTGGTACGGGATCAGCATCGCTCATGCCGAGCGCGAGCTGGGTGAGTTGCTTCTGTCCGAGCGCGACGAATTGCGCGCGGTGTACCAACAAGAAATAACAGCGCTGGCAAGGCTGGCAGCGAGAGGAAGGCCATGAGAAAAGTCGACAGCAAAGAGGCGTACCGGATCGTGATGGCTGGCGGTGAGGTGGCCGTGTCAGTCTCCGGCTGGCTCGCACTGGCCGTGCTGCGCGCAGGTGGCGAGGTCACGCAGTGGGAGAGCAACCGGACGTATTTCGTCATCGCTCACCCTGGCAGGATGTTGAGCGCAGTCCTGCTCGTGCGGCCGGCAGATGGTACGGGTAATCGGATCGGCAACCCGACCCCGAAAACCCTGTGCTCGATCGACGGCTTCAAGAACGGCTACACCGTCACAAAAGAGCCGAAGTGCCCGACTGCCGCGGAGTGCAACGAGCACCTGGCGCGCGGTGGTGAGGTGATCGGGGCAACGACAGGCCTCGCCCCGTCGCGGTACTTCGGAAAAAGCGCGCAGATCGGACATGGTCACCCCTTCGACAGCCCACACCCTTTTCGCTTTGAAGGAGCGAGCACTCACCTCTACCTCGACGTCGTGACGACGCTCGGGCAGCGCTCTCCGTGGTTCGGCGACGCGCCGGTCGCTGAGAAATCTGCGGTGAAGAAGCCGGTCAAGAAGCGCGAACGAGTGAAGATCGATTGGAACGCCGTGAAACTCGGTGATGTGATCGATGAGAAACTCGGCAAGTGTCTGACAACGAAATCACCGAAGTCTGATGGCGCTGCGTACGTCGACAAGCTCACGGCCAAAGAGCGCGCATACGTCGAGAAGATTCGGACTCTCTACGAACCACTAAAAGGCACCTGCTTCACCAGTATCATCGATCGTCTCGCGCCTCCGCCACCGGTCGCCAAGCCTCGCCGCAAGTGCACGCTCGGCGAGGCTGTGGACGCGATGATGGCGAAGAAGGTCGTGTATCGTGACGGCGTCGACGCACGCGCCCGCGGTTACAACGAAGCAGTACTCGTGGCAGTTCACAACGAAGACGTAATCTACGAGATCGAGGAGTAAGATGAGACTCGTAATCACCGGCACGCGCAGGCGTCGATTCGATGACGCCGTGAAGCAGCGCGAGTATGACGCTCGACTAACTGACTACGTACTCGAAGGCCTGAATACGTGGTGGAATGACCACTGCGAATTGCCTGTGCTCGTTCATGGCGGTTGCGATGGCGTAGACCGTATCGGCGCACAATGGGCGAGTGAGTGCGTCAGAAACATCGTCGTCTTCCCTGCTGACTGGTCGAAAGGTCGGCGCGCGGGCCCTGAGCGCAACCAACTCATGATCGATTCATGCTCTCCAGGCGACCATCTAATTGCCTTCCCGTCGCCCGAGTCAGTGGGCACATGGGACTGCGTTCGCCGGGCCTGGAACAAGGGCCTTGTGATTCACATACAACCAATGCCGGAGTGGATGCGATGACCGACTACGAGCGAGTGCAGACCGCGATCAAAGCGTTGACCGACTACGAGGCAACGTACGTTGGCGAGGCTGATTGGCAGTACCACGAGATGGCCGCTGACCAGCTGGTTGGCATGATGACTGTTGTCACCAAACTTCTCATCTGGCTCGACGACAACTACCCAGGTGGCCCGCCGTGACCTCGTGTCCATCGTGCAAGCGACCGTACGCTTCAGGTTCGCCACCCAGCTACACTCACTCGGGTAAGATTTGCACGACCTGCTGCCGAGCGATACCGATGAAGCAAGCGATGGTGAGCGGCGAGACGGTCGTGAGTTATCAGCAAACGGTAAGACAGAAAATGTACGAACAATGGGCCGCCAGAGAGCGCCCTGAATGGAGGATGTTGTGATGTCAGAAATCGGAACGAAGCGAGTGGACTTCGAGCGTGATGATTTGTTGACCGACTACGAGCGAGACGCGTTCAACCGGGCAATCACGCTTCTGCGGGGAAGCGCGTTCATCGCCGATGTGGCGTATCTCGAAAAACGCTACCCGCCGGCGAAGTACACCACGTACGTCCGCATCACACCAGGCGAGGCATTGGACCGATGGATAGCAGGCGAGCCCGTGTTCGTTGATGGAACACAAGTGCCATCATGTATTGCACGCGCGGAAGCTCGCACGTGGCTTGTCCGCGACGTCGTCTACGAGCGCATTGAGTGACGTGCGCTAAATGCGTGCTATACGCGGTTGAATGCAAATCAAACCGCGATACGTCACGACCAAAGAAGCGGGCGCGTTGCTCGGCTACGGCATCGATAAGGTACGTCGCATGTGCGAGGCCGGCATGTTCGAGCACGCGTTTACGACGGGCAAACAAGGCGCCCACTGGCGGATACCGATTTCAGACGTTGAGGCGATGATCGCGGCCAGGAAGCCGATGAAAAGGGTGAAGAGATGAGTTACGCTGAAGAAAAGAAAACGCATCCGATCGTGCTCTCTGGAGCAGAAGTCCGCGCCGTCTTGGATGGCAAGAAAACGCAGATGCGTAGGATCATCAAAGTTGACCCATCGTCGCGGGTCGATGGCCAGGCGATGGATCCGCACGAATTACTGTTTTCCGCTCCGCCAGATTTGGTGCCGGTTAGATACCATCGTGGCGATGGTTTATGGGTGCGCGAGACGTGGGCGCACGACGCTGAGTCTATCGGACAGATACGCACCCAGACAGAAGACGTGCTAGGTAGCAACCACGGCCCCTACTACCGCGCAGACGGTACGCACGAAAACTCAGGTATCAGGTGGCAACCGTCCATCAGCATGCCGCGTTGGGCTTCGCGTCTCACGCTGGATGTGACCGACGTCCGCGTCGAGCGATTGCAGGACATCACTGAGGATGATGCGCGGTCTGAAGGTTGCGATGAAGATGGCCCTGTCGGTTACATTCCAGCCATGATCAAAATGGGGAATTGTCGCTATCAGTTCGCGAACGAATGGGCTGAAACTTCGATCGGCAAGAAGCATCCTTGGGATATCAATCCTTGGGTTTGGGTAGTGAGTTTTCGAAAGGCAAAGCGATGACGCCAGAAGAAGCTCACGTCCATCCATGGAAACCCGGCGATGTGGTGCTGTACGAGCCTAGTCCTGGCTACGTGTTCGGCGCTGTTGTCGATAGCGAGCCGTTTCCAGTCTTGTGCGTTCGTCTAAAAGCCCTCGGACCATCGTACGGCGTTTATCGCGGGCAAGCGCGCGACTTCGTGCCGGCCGCTTCGTGCTTCGTGTTGCGCTATGCTCCAACGCTGTTCGTCAACAGTAAGTGGTACGTTATTGGCGAAGAGCCGAGCTGCGATCCAGCTGTCGGGCGTGTTCAGTTCTACGAAGGCCAGTGGCGTTGGTACGCGGTTTATTCACAAGGCGGCCGAGTCGCTAGCTACGAAGCCGCCAAGCTCGCTGCAGAGGAGGCGCTGCGATGAAGCCGATATACATAGAGTTCGTTGGCTACGGCGTAGCTGGAGATGGCGACGCTTGCATACTCGAGCCCCACGTAACCGAGCGCGAGGCGTTGCTGGTCGCGAAGGTCATGGGCGCGACGCCATACAGGGTGCTCGTCGACAAAGACGGCGCGCGGCATTGGGTGAGCATGACGGGAGTGGAGGCGTAGGAGGATGTCCGTAGGCGATCGATTGTTCGACTCGATAACCGAGGTGCATTCGCTTCAGCGAGCGCTTCAGAGAGCCAACCGCCGCGCCTCCATGGCCGCGTTGTGGCAGCACTGGGGCGCGCTTGTGGCGCTTGCTGAGATGCGACAGAAGTTGAAATCAACGCGTCGTTTATTGTTCAAATCGATAGAAGACAACAACGATTTCTATCGCAACTCACGGCGTCTCGAGTCGCAGCGCGTTTGGGACACGTGGTGCGCATTGGCAGCCTACGCGATCGTTGATCGACGTGTCGACGCCTACGAGGCCAGCCTGAGCGAGGAGTGGCGCCGCTGTCGTCGGCTCGAATCGCAGCTCACCTGGCAGGCGTGGCAAGGGCTGGTGGCGATGGCGATGGTGCAACGACGCAATCAGTGGCGACGCGACTACGAGGATTTAGCGCTTGCGATCGGGTACGCCGAAAACGTTTGGGGACACGGCGTTATTTGCGCAGAGCACCACCTCGTGAGGAGTGGTGTGACTGAACTGCATTTCGATCGCGTGCGCATGTTCGACGCGGACGCCGGCCTGCGCCGCCTAGAATCCCTACGAACGTGGCAAGCTTGGGCTGGTGTGCTGGCGATGGCAGCGGCATGCGACCAATGGCGCAGCGATGGTATCGGACGCCAGAAACTCAAGCCCATTCACACAGAGGAAGAGCATGCAGCGGCGATGCATGAAGCCGATGCGTTGCTTGAAAAGGTGCCTGAAGAGGGAACGGTCGAGTACGACAGGCTGGAGATGCTCGGGATCCTCCTCTCCGCGTACGAACAGGAGCACCCTGATCACCGCATTGCCGAGTTGAAGGCTGCTGAAAAGCGCGTGTGGAACCACATAGTGAATAGCATGTACGAGATGGCGAAACTCACCAAAACAGAGAAAATGAAGTGATGTAGCATACGCCAGTAAGCCAACGATATCAAAGCCACGTACGTTTACGATTGACATCAAAAAACCCAATGCCGCCTATTAACCTCTTGGTGGCAAGCAAGACGAGAAGCCCGTCGGTCGCTACTCTTGGCGTGTGTGGCGTGTCAAAAACGCATACCGCGCAAATATGGCACATGCGCAGTTGAGTTAGTCGGTCGAAACGACTAGCTAGTATGCTAGGGTCAAGGGGTACCGGTTAGAGTGACAGCTAATGTCCTCGCCGGCCACGAGGGGTGAACGCATGGGATGCCAGCGAGACATCTGCCTTTGCCCCGACTGCATCCGCCAAGCGACCGCAAGCGAAGTCGAGGTCGGCGAACGCGCTAAGCTCGCAATCGCAGCACTCGCGGCAAAGTGCAAGGACCGCAGCCGAGCAAGAGTTGTCGAGGCCAGAGGGGCGCGATAGCTGTTACGTAACATTTTGGAAGAAGACGTAAACCAATGGGCATCGGACACAAACCAGGAACTATCACTCCTGGTAGGCCCAACAAGATTCGATCGTCTGGTAACGAGGCGCTTGTCCGTGAGCTAGCGGCGACTGGGCTTGGATACCGAGACATCGCGGACAAGCTTCGTAAACTCGGGTGCGACGTAAGCTACGGAGCTGTTGGTCGTTTTCTCAATGAGGAGACCGACGAACGCCGAGAGGCCGCTCGAAGTGTGGCGGCGAGTGAAGCGCAGAAGAGCGTGCCACTCGTCACTGGTATGTTGCGGAAGTGGATAGGCATCGTCGACAAGCTCATCGTTGATGCTGTCGAGGGCATGAACGAACGTGCGGCCGACGATGTTTCGAAGCTGGTGAACAGCGGGACGAAAGCTGCCAAGACGCTGCACGACATCACAGTGGGCGAGAGCCCGGGTGATTCGATGAGTGCGCTGCGCGATGAGGCGTTCAAGATTCTTGAGCTGAAGCGCAAGCGGCAGGCCGAACAAAAGGAGTGACGACGTGAACGCGGAAGAGCTGGCTGAGATACTCGGCGACTTCCCTTCGTTCTGCGCGTTGCTCGACATCAAGACTAAAGCTGGCGGGCTAGTGAAGTTCGACTGGTCTCGCTGGCATGGCGAGCAGCGCAAGTTTGAACAGATGCGATCGGGTCGCGACATCACGATCAAAGGCCGCCAAATCGGCTTCACAACGATGGAGCTCGCGCGCGACCTGCACTTTGCGATAACGCGCAAGGGTGTGAACGTTCAGGTTATCGTCCACGACGATAAGATCAAAGATCAGCTATTTCTCAACCTGCGCACGATGGCGATGGGGTTGAAGACGATAGGCCTATTGCCGGCCACGCTCTACTCGAACAAAACAGAGCTGGTTTTCAAGGATCTCGATTCGGCAGTGCGCATCGTCGAGAGTGGGTCGACTTCGGCGAGCGCTCAGAAGAAGGGCCGCTCGGGCACCATTCACCGGCTGCACGCAACTGAGATAGCCTTCTGGGGAGCGGCTGCGGACACTTGGACGGCTATGAGCGCAGCGGCTGAGTTGGCCGAAGACATCATCATCGAGTCGACCGCCAACGGCGCTGGTGGGCTCTTTTACGAGATGGTCCAGGCTGCTCGTTTTCAGCGCGGCGGCTACAAGCTGCACTTCTTCCCGTGGTTCGAGCACAAGCATTACCGCGCTCCAATCCATGACCGCGAGCGCGAGTCCTTCGACCCATCGCCTCGAGACAAGTGGGAAGAGAAGCTGCGCGAGGCTGGCTGCGACGATCAGCAGATTCGCTGGTGGCGTTTGAAGGTCGACGCTCCCGAGTGGGGTATTGACCGCACGCTGCAAGAGTACCCAATCGACGCTGACAGCTGCTTCCGTGTGGCCGGTCGTTCGTACTTTGAGCCAGATGTGATTGACAGATTGTCAGACGGTTGCCGCGAGCCGAAGAGTTACACGCCGCTGCGATGGTCTGACGGTAAGTCTGGCATGGCCAAACATCTCGGCGACCTGGCAGTGTGGCAGACCTACGATTCGGCCAAGCGCTACATCGTAGGAGGCGACGTGTCTGAAGGCACTGGGTCAGATGCGTCGACGATGACGGTGATCGAAGAAGAGTCAGCGAAGATGGTCGCGACGTACTGGTCCGATAGTGTGGAGCCAGGCGACTTCGGCCTGGCTATGGCTGTGGTCGGCAAGATGTACGGCATGGCAAGGCTCGCGCCTGAGCGTAATAACCACGGCCATGCTGCCTTGCGCGCCATCGTTCACGAGGCTCACTACCCAGTGGGCAAGGTGTTTTCGCCCGACGACCAAAAGCTTGGCTGGCTGACAGACCTGGTCACCAGGCCGGTGATGTTCGACAACCTCGGCGCTGCGATACGCACTGGCATCGTGACCACGCAAGACAGAGAGATGGTCAGCGAGTGCAAGACGCTCGTACGCAACGAAAAGGGCAAGGTCGAAGCGCGCAACAAGGGCAAGAAGGATGGGTCGAAAGACGACCGCTTCGTGAGCTGGGTCATCGCGTTCGCGGTGCGCTCGAAGCCTGCCCAGAAGTTCCAACGAGTCCAACTGCCGGGGTTCTAGTTCGATGCCAACTGACGCGGAGTTCATCAAAGCACTCCGCTCCACGCGCGCGGACTACGCCCAAGAGGCATGCTGGCACAAGTTCCTCATCGACTCGGCATATGGCACTGGCGGCTTTCGAGGTCGCATTGGCCCAACAGAAGTCAGCCAACTTGGGTGGGCCGCTGAGGCTTACGCCAACGTTGTATCAGCGAGCGCGCCGCCTGGCGTTGGGTTGAATTTCAATACGTACCTCGACCAGTTCTCGCGCGAGGATGACAAGAAGTTCCAGCAGCGCGTGAACGTTGCGCACTACAAAAACTACGTGGGCCCCATCCACGATATCCTGATCAGCTACCTCAACAAAGCCGACACGAACTACGAGATGGTTCCGGCTGCAGTCGAGGAATGGCAGGAGAACGTCGACGCGAAAAATACGCCTTGGCAGGACTGGATTCGCGACACGATTCGCCCACGCGCTTCGTTGCTCGGCTGGATGCCGGTCGTGTTCGATACGGTCGGCGAGGACGCGGTCGGCGAGGTCAGCAAGGCCCGCGAGGTTGAGTTAGGCCGACGTGTTCGCGCGATTCCGCTGCTTCCCATCAACATTCTCGACTGGTACGCCAGCGACGATGGCAAAGTTCAGGCAGTCAAGATTTGCGTCATCCGTACGCGTCGTGATGGGCTACTTGGCGCAGCGATCAACGAAGAGCGCTACTCGTTGTGGTATCCAGACCGCGTTGAGACTTACGTGGTTACGCAGTCCGGCAACAACGAGGCAACTCTGACCGTGGAGCCGATTCGTCTCCATGGCATGGGATGCGTCCCTCTCATCGTGTTCCGATCGAAGGCAACGCCGGACGATAGCGTGCGCGGAATGAGTTCGGTTGCGGACTTAGCGGTTATCGCGCGTCGCTTGTTCAATCTCGAATCCGAGATGGACGACCACGTGCGCGGCCAAGTGTTCGCGACGCTCGGTATTCCTGTCGAGGACTCCGATACGGATATCGGGGAACTGGTCGGCGGCAACGGTTCGGCCATCAAGATTCCGATGAATTCGAACATGATGCTCCACTACGTTGCCCCTCCGGCGAGCGTAGCTGAGGCTCTCGAGAAGCGTCTCGAAGTGACGGTGCGCGAGATTTACCGCATCGCGAACATCGAATACGCAACCCCCACGGGGGCCAAGTCAGCCTCGGGCGTGGCGCGCGGTTACGAGTTCGAGCCAACAAACAAGCGGCTTGCTGGCATGGCTGGCAACTTCTGCCGCGACGAACAAGAAGCGCTGCGCCTTGTCGGACGTCTGCTGTCTGTTGCCGATGCCGAGTCCACCAAGGTCACGGCTCCGACAGACTTCTCGGTCGAAGACCCTGCGATGGAGATTCAGGCCGCGCTCGACGCGATGGGCCTGAAGCTTGGCGCGACAGCCGAGCGTGAAATCAAGTCGCGCCTCATCACGCGCATGCTGCCGAATCTGCCCACTGAGACGCGCGAGATTATCAGCGATGAGCTCGACGCCATCCGCGACCAATCGGAGCAAGACCAAGCCGCTGAGCGCGAGGTTGCGCGGGCTGGTGTTCCTGATAATCAGGACCAGACTGAAGACGATGGCGACGACAACGAAGTGAGCGCGTAAGTGGCAAAACCTCTTGTTGGCACAAACGATCGGAAGTTTCCGATTCCGAGCGGTTTGATAGAGCTTCACTCGCCTACTATCGGCGCGTTCTCGGTTCGAGCATCAAAGATAGACCTGGTGCTTCAGTCTGAGTACGACGGGGCGGCCATCGTCCTGGTGGATGGTGATACGACATCGAAGCCGGTCCTTGAGACCAAGTCGGAAGTCGAACGGCTGATGTATGTGGCCGAGCAAAGACTCAAGAGAATCTGATGGCCAAAAAGACGTTCCAGCACGCGTCGACAGTGTCTGAGTACGTCTCGACACTCGTCCGCAAGCGCGCGCTCGCGGTAGTGAATGAGCACGATGCGCTCATCTCCAAGTCTTACGACCAGATTGCAGCCGGAATCAAGCGCGACTTGAAAGCTACCGGCTACAGCGTCAAGCAAATCAAGGAGATTCTCGAGAAGAATTTCGGAGCGACCAAGGCCGAGCGCGTCCGCGTGATTGAGGACGCCATCAAGAACGCTGCTCACACAGCGCGGACAATAGACCGCGAGACCTTCGACGCAGTCTATGGCACCGGGGAGGTGGATGCTTCCAGTCGCCCTTTAGACCGCCGTTTGCGACGCGCCAAGACGCTATCGCTACGGCATCCAAGCAAATCCGAGGTGGCTATTCGGTCGACGGTCTAAGCGTATCCAAGCGCATCCACAAGGCCGACGCGGCAGCAGTGAAAGAGATGCGCGCGACGATCGAGGCGAGCATCAAAACGGGTGAGAGTCTGACGATGACGGCCGAGAGGCTTCTCGATTTGGACGCACCTATTGTTCATTTGCCTCGTTACGTTGAAGAGCTCACAGCCGCTGCGAAGGCGCGCGCTGATGACCCTGGCCTGTACGCCAAAACGGTGAAGCGCTGGCAGTCGCAGGTCGCAAGGCTCGGGCAAGGTGCCGACCTGGCGCATGGTGAGTACACGATTCAAAGCTCAACGCGCGAACTCGTGCGACGACTGGGAACCGCGAAGCCTGCTCAGATTGACGGGCTCGTAGACCGATGGGTGCTCGACAAGGCGCGATACCAAACGCGTGTGATAGCCCGGACCGAAGCGATGCAAGCAGCGCGAGAGTCAGCGCGCGCGAGCATGGCCAAACAGCCATGGGTGCACGGCATAAGGTGGACCCTTTCGGGTAGCCATCCGCGCGCCGACGTTTGTGATGTTTACGCGGCTACAGACATGTTCGGGTTAGGCCCTGGCGGATATCCTGTCGACAGAGTTCCAGGGAGGCATCCGCTATGCATGTGTTTCGAAGCCGCCATATCCGACCCGTACTATCAAGACCGCGAGATCGCGAAAGCGCGCGGCACAGAAGAACCGCCTAAGCCTTGGTTGTCAGGCAAGCGGGAGAGTGCTGAGGATTGGCTTCGCGGCCAGTCTGCAGACACTCGGCGCGCAATCGTTGGTCCGACACGGGCTCGACTGGTTGAGAGCGGCCGGAGAGTGCTTGAACCAGGTGCGAGCAACTTCAAGCCTGTACACAAGCTTCTGGAAAAACCGAAACTCGCGAAAGCCCGCGGTCGCGCTGTTGACGCGCGCGCGGTGATTGCAGCTGACCGCGCGAAGATGAAGCGGCCATTCCAGAAGCTGAATACATCGGTGAAAAAATGAGCCTGACGCTGGTCACGCAAGACAAAGAGCCTGAGTCTGTCATGGCCCGTTGGATTCGCAGTCAGGCCGTGTCGCTCGCCGAGTTCGCGGCGGAAGAAGCTCTCCACGGTCAGTTCGGCTACGGAGCTTTCGTGGTCATCTTGACCGATGGAGATCGAGGATATGCCGGGCAGTTCCGGCCTGGCCTGGATATCGAAGAGCAGAAGCGGGTCTCGATGCTAGCGGTTACCGGCCTGCGAAAGCTCGCCGATGAAATCGAAGCAAAAGTCGCTGAGCTCTAAAGTTTACGTCTCCCCGTCGATCGTCGGCTGATGGGGGTAAGGACGCCCTGTCGACGCGCACGGTGACATATGAATCGCAAGAACCGCAGGAGTCTGTTTCTCGCTCGTGCTCTGTCTCGTTCTCCGCAAGGACCGCTTTACTCACCAGAAGACCCGCCCGGCGGTGGTGGTGGTGGTGGTGGTGGTGGTGGTGGTGGTGGTGGTGGTGGTGGTGGTGGTGGTGGCGATAAGCCTCCGGCTCCTCCAGAGAAGACGTTCACGCAAGCAGACCTCGACAAAGTGCTCGGCCAAAGGCTCGCCGACGAACGCAAGAAGTTCGCTGACTACGACGATCTGAAGGCGAAAAACAAGGCCGCTGAAGATGCTCAGTTAGAGCTCACGAAGCGCCTTGAAGAGCTGGAGCTCAAGGGCAAGTCTGCCGATGAGCGTGAGAAGATTGCGGCCGAGAAGGCTGCCAAACGCATCCAGCAAGAACGCGATGAGCTGACCACGAAGCTTACGGCCGCTGAACAGCGCGCTGAAGCGGCCGAAAAGAAGCATCGCACGAAGATGGAAGACGCTGCGCTAGGCGAGGGTCTGGACGTCTCCAAGGTGTTGTCGTCTGCTCGCGCGGACGCGATTCGCATCTTCCGCACCGAAGCGAAGATGGAACTCGATGACGACGGTAAGGTTGTCAGCATCGAATACGGCGGAGTCGCACACAAGACAGTCGCCGAAGCAGCCGCTCAATTCTTGAGCGACCGAACTTATCTCGCCGCTGGGACAGTCCCGGCTGGTGGTGGACAGAAGTCACCGAATGGCGGTGGCGGGATTGTAAACAACGCGGATATGTCAGCGGAAGGTCTGCTGTCAGCCGGGTTGAACAATCGCAAACGATGATCCCGCTTCGGCGGGGAAAAGCCCGCGAATAGCGGAGGAGTATCGATATGGCGTATACGTACCTCGGAGCGAGCTCACTCGCCCGAAACCCGCTTGCCGCTGGCGTATTCAAAGCGGTTTGCACGACCAACGAATTGATCGCACGTCTGCCGTTCATCGAGACGGTTGGCACCTCTCACGACTTCGTTCGTGAGGGCGCGTTGGCATCGGCTGAGTTCGTCGCGCTCAACGCGTCGAGCATCACCGAGTCGACGTCGCTCGGCGACCAACTCGCTGCGCCGCTTCGCTTGATTTCAAGCGATATGGACGTGTACAACTACACGAAGAACCTGAGCAACCCGAACGGCGACCCGACTGCTTGGCAGCTCTCCCAGAAGCTCAAGGCTGCTGGCCAGCTGATTCAGCAGAAGATGATCACCGGATCGAACGTGACTGGTTATGTCGTGAGCAACGCGACGCTCACGCCTGGTCTTGCGGTCGACGGCGCAGTGCCGAGCGGCGGGCAAGACAGCGTCCTTCAAGGGCCTGGCACCTTGCGCTACACGCATACTGGTACGTTCTGGGCGTATCGTGCGCCTGGCGATATCGACTATGGCGCGAACGTTGCCATCGCGGCAGACGGCAGCGCGACGCTCTACTCCTTCAACCGTTCGAAGTCGGTTTACGTCACGATCGACGTGTCCGACGCGACGGCAAACGGCGAGTGCAACCTCGCGTTCACGTCCTCGAACAACGAACCTGACGGCCTCGCGAAGCTCACGTCTCTCGCGCAGACGCGCGTGTCGTCTGGAGCGTCTGGCGACGCCCTCTCGTTCGACGCGCTCGATGAGTTGCTGCTCGAGAAGGTGAAGATCAAGGAAAATCGCTTCTTCTTGATGAACGCCAAGCTGAAGCGCAAGTACCTCGCTCTCGCGCGCGGTGCCAGCATCAGCGATCGTATGGCCGTTGAGGTCATCGGACCTGACGGCAAGATTGGCATGCAAGAGATGCCCGCATACGGCGGCGTCCCGATCCTCCAAGTCGACGACATCCCTTCGACCGAGACCAAGAGCGTGTCGACGCTTTCGAGCGTGTACTTGGTCAGCCTCGCGCCTCGCATCGGATTCCACGGTGTGGTGCAAGCTGGCGGCGACATGGCCAACGTCAACCTCGACCCTTACGCAGCGCGCATCGGCGGATTCCAGCTGTACGATGTGGGCCAAGTCGAGGGTAAGCCTGCTGCCCGCACGCGTGTGGAGTGGTACGGCGCATTCGGCGTGGGCTCGCCTTTGGCGATTGGCCGCGCTTCCGAACTCGTCACGGTCTGAACAAAGGAGCTTCTGAGATGGCTATTTCTCTGGACGATTTGCCGCGTGACGAAGGCGGAATGCCAGGTGGCATGTGGCGAGCAATCTTGAAGGATGCCATCTCAGACAGCTTTTTCAACACGACGTTTGAGAATGGAGTGTCCGGCCCAATGCTGGGCCGGATGCTCTTCCGACTTGTGAGCAACATGCTAGTCGACGGCGCGTGGCGCGTTGAAGGCGACACGTGCGAGATCGGCGACTTGTCGCGATTCCAACCTGCGACAACGGTGAAAGTTCCCGTCAAACTTCTTGAAGAAGCGAAGGCCATCGCAGCGGCTCAACTCGATGTCACCATCGAGACGGTCGAGCCGGTGATCGCGTCGCCTGTCGCTGCTCAAGAGTTCCCTGCGACCATGTCCGATTTGGCGAAGCTCGACGAGCGTGAGGCTCGTGTTGTCGCCGAGAAGCTGGGCAATCTAGACCAGAGTTGGAAGCTTCCGCGATTGCGTCGCTTCATCTCTGAAGAGCTGGGATTGTCATGAGTCTTGACGTCGACGATATCTGCACCGACGCGACTCTCGAAGAGTACACGCTCGGCCGCAGCAACCTTACCGAAATCATCCCTGCTGAATGGCTGGATGACGATGACAACAAGACGGCGCTGATTGGCCGTCAGAACGCGCTGCGTTTCATTCTCGAGGGGCTTGCGCGACGTCGCCCGCCGATTCGAGAGACTGACCTTCTCGTGCCCAGTGAGCTCAAGGTGGCGGTCGCATACCGCACGCTAAGCATGCTTTACGGCGGCGCGATCACCTACGAAGAGGGCCCGTTCAGTAAACAGGCTGCTCGATTCGACAAGTTGTTTTCCCAGGAGATGACGTCGCTGCAACCGAGCGTCCGCGCTGGAGCGACCACGTCGTCTCTGTCTGTCCGACTCAGTCGAGGATAAGCCATGGCAGCCAGGCGCAACCTTCACAGCCTCGAATCGCTCGCACGCGTGTTCAAGGGAGTCGAAGAAACGCTGGAGCGCAACCTGAAGCACGCCGTCTGGCAAGCCGCGCAGAACGCCGCTGATGAGGCGCGCGCGAACCACGATTACAAGGACCGCACCGGGTTACTCACGAACTCCATCGAGGCGGTTGGCCCAACTGGCAGCGTGCTCGGCAATGACTTGTCAGCCACGGTGTCAGCAGGCGCTGCTTACGCTCAGTACGTTGAGAAGGGCACGCGCCCGCATCGCATCGAACCGCGTTACAAGCGCTCGCTTCGTTTCCCCGTTGCAGGCGGATTCGCGTTCGCTGGTGGAGTCGATCACCCTGGCACGAAGGCGACCAACTTTTTGCACAACGCAGTGCAGAAAGTACTGCCTCATTTCGCAGACGAGCTTGTGCCGAAAGCTGTCGAGTTGGCGTTCATCCAGGCTGGATTCACGAAAGACTGACCAATGTCCATATTGCTGATGCGCGCCGCCATCGTTGACCGACTACGCGCCGCGTTGTCTCTTGGCGACGAGTACATCCAAGAGCACGAGTTCTCCACTCTCCAGCCAGAACACATCACGCCGTGCATAAAAAACACGGCCATCGGCTTGCGGGTCGCATTCAACGGATCGGAAGAGTGGGACTGGTCTGCAGACGAAGTGGACATTCTCGGTATGTGGAGCGTGTACATCGTTGCGAAAGACGACACTGGTCCGAGCGCTTTACCGCGTGGGCAAGTGATGCTCGGTCTGCTGCCTGAGATTCTACACGTGGTAGCCAAAAGCGCGTGGGATGAAGGCACTGGATTCGAAGATCTCGACTACAGAGATAAAGCCGAACGCGCGCGCGTCATCCCGTTGTACGAGGGAACGGCCGAGGCCAAAAGCGCGCTGATTTGGGCCGTGCAATGGCGCCAATTGCTCGTGCTGCCGCCTGCCGAGTCTGACGACATCTTGGCGTTCACCAAGCTCATCACAAGGTACGACCTCGCTCCTAAGGACGGGGTTATTGATGCTTCCGACGAAATCACCCTGGCGCAAACGCCATAGGAGCCACATGCCGAAAGTTTTCGTAGTGCCGAAGCCCGGCATGATGATTCCCGACCCCGCGATGAAGGGTGGTTCTCCCCAAGTGCGATTGCCTGAAGAGGGCAAGTTCGTTGAGGACGGCCCCTACTGGCGCAACCTGGATCGCCACGGCGACTTGACGTTTCTCGGAGCGGACAAGCCGAGTGCAGTGGTCAAATCTGCAGACAAGGGCGGTAGCCAATGACGATTGTTTTTCAGGGCATTCCAAGCAACTACCTCGTGCCCGGCAACTACACCGAGGTCAACGGCAACCGCGCCACATCCTCGACTCCTGAGCTCCCACGCCGCATGACGATTGTGGGTTCGCGCCTGTCTACCGGTGCCATCGCCACGAGCGTGCCTTACCGCTGCTTCAGCGCGGCTGACGCGGAGTACGCGGCTGGCGTTGGTTCTCCTGCTGCTGAGATGGTGGCCGTTGCCAAGACGGTCTACCCGAGCATCGAGATGTACGTCATCGGCGTGACAGACGATGCGAGCGGCGTGCCCGCAACTGCGACCATCACGGTTACCGTCAGCTCGAACCTAGCCGGCACGATCGCGTTGTACATCGCGCCGTATTGGGTAGGCGCGACGCTGCGCGGTAAATACTCGGTTGCGTGCGCGGCTGGCGATACGGTTACGACGATTGCCGCAGCCATCGTCGCAGCCGTCAACGCTGACCCATATCGCACGGTCCAAGCGACCAATCTCGTTGGCGTCGTGACTCTGACTGCGCGCAATGATGGCACGCAAGGCAACTCGCTCAAGTGCTTGCATTCGTATTTCACTGGCGAGCAACTACCAACCGGAGTTTCGCTTGCGATTACCGCGTTTGCCTCAGGCGCGACTAATCCATCGGTTGCCACTGCGATCGGCGCCATTGGCGATACGCACATTTCGCATCTCGTCAACCAGTGGACCGACGCAACTACGTTGACCGCGTTCGAAACTGAGATGACCCGTCGTTGGGGCCCGGTTGTGCAGCGCGAGTGCCATCAGTTTTACGGCGCTTACGGATCGCTCGGCACGCTCACGACGCTCGGCGACTCGCGCAACAACGCGTTGTCGACCGACTTCGGCTCGGGGCTCTCTCCGACCCCTCCGTGGATTGCAGCGGCTGGGGTTGCTGCGGCCCATGCGCTCAAGACACACCCTGGCCAACCGCTTCGTGGCACCGCAATCGACTGCATGCTCGCGCCTGTTCTTGGTGATGAGTTTGAAGCGAGCGAGCGTCAACAATTGCTTGCCGAAGGCGTGTCGACTTACACGGTCGACTCCAGCGGAAAGTGCCGTATCGAGCGCCTGGTCACCACGTATCAGACCGACGCGAACGGCAACGCGGACAGCAAGTATCGCGACATCCAGGTGCCGTTCTTGCTCGCGGCAATACGCTACGATTGGCGCACGTATCTTGGCGCGAAGTACCCTGACTTCATGCACGCGGCTGATGGCACATCGTACGCGCCAGGGCTGCCAATCATCACGCCAGCAACGATTCGCGCTGAGTTCGCGGGACGCGCGCGCGCGGTCTGGGCATACTCGCAAGGCTGGATCGAGAACCCCGACCAGTTCACAGCAGACATCGAAGTCGAGCGCACTGAAGATGGCTTCGACATGATCGGCGTGCCTGACCTCGTGAACCGGCTGCACATCACCAAGACGCGTTTGGACTTCTTGCGCTGAACGCGCCGAGGGAGATGACGAATGGCAAAAGTACGCGGCAACGTAAAGCTCAAAATCAACTCGAAGCTCGTCAAGACTGTGCCTGACTCCGTTGACCTTTCGGTTGGCGGCTACCAGGTCACGGCCGAGGTTGCAGACGATTCTATCAACCAGCGCAACGCGAAGCTCATGCCAGCGAGCGTGAAGTTCGAAGGGCTCGTTACGGCCGGATTCACGATGAAGATTCTCAACGAATTGACTGGCGCGACGGTCGAAATCATCTCGGACGTTCCCGGCCAATCCTACCTCATCGTTGATGCGTTTCGGTCCGGCGACCCTGTGACTATTTCGAGCTCAAACGGTCGCTTCTCGATGTTGATCGAAGGAAACCCCTGTCCAGATCCAACCTGAGGTTGACCAGTGAAGTTCAATTCTGAGCTGTTCGCGCTCGCCCTGGCAGGCCGCAGGGCGTTCGCTCGTTACACGTTCCCCGGTGGCAATGGTGGCGAATGCGGAGTCAGGTCGCTGACCAGCTCCGAGATGGACCAGTGCAGACTGGACGCTCAGGCGTACGTCAAAGAGCGTCGCGCAGACGTGTTTATCGACCCTGAGATTCTAGACCTTGCCATCAGCCGCAACGTCATTTTTAAGGCGTTTGTCGACCCTGACAGCAAAAACTCAGACTTCCCTGATCAGTTTTTCGATAGCCTAGACGACGTTCGCGGGCTTGACGCTCCACTTGTTACTCAGTTGTTTGCGCTCTATGCGAACCATCAATACGCTGTTGACCCTCTCTCGCATTTACCCGAGGAGGAGGTTCAAGAGCTGGTCGCTCACTTGGGAAAACCCGACGCGGCAGGCCGTTTGATGACACTCGATCGCGATTCGCTGTTGAGATTGTTGCTTTCTACGGCTGCCGTTCTGCGCTCGATGCAACCAACACCCAAGTAGCCTACTTCATGCAGTGCCGTAACGACTGGGAGAAGCTCCTAGTCAGAAAGTGACATCCAGTGGCGAATGCTCGCGTGAAAATCGAGCTTATCGGAGCGAGCGAAGTTCAGCGCACGATCCGTGGAGCGCGACGCGAGACTGACGCTGCAGCACAAGCAGAGAAGAAGGCGCTTGCTGAGACTGCGAAGGCGGCGCAAAAAGCAGAGCGCGACAAGATACGGTCGGCTCAACAGGCCGCAGCTGCGCTGAAGCGCGCGGCAGACCAGACCGCCAAGGCTCGCACAAAGGCAGAGCAAGACGCAGCGAAGGCCGCGACGCGCGCGGCTGAAGCGCAAAAGCGTGAAGCTGACAAGATGTCGCTTCATTGGGCGAGGCTTGCGCAGAAAAGCGCCGACGTTCGCATGCGCGCAGAAGAGCGTGTTACGAAGCATGCGGCGCGCGAAGCTGACAAGCGTTTGCGTGACGAAGAGAAGTCGGTTCGAACGCGACAAGACGCAACGCGCCGGACGATTCGCGGAGCCGGCGGTGCTGTTGGCGCTGTAGTTGGCGGAGTCATGGCTGGCGGGATGGCCGCCATGGGCACAGCTCGCGGCATCACTGGCACAGACGACGTAGCAACGCGCGTGCAGAAAGCGAACGACTTCCGTGAGCGCTTGATCCAGGTGAGCGGGCAGGCTGGGCTCGATGACCGGCAAACAGCCACCGTGCAGTCGCAAGTGATGAGCGCTGCGATGGCATCTGGTAAGGGACCAGATGAACTCGTAGGCGTGCTGGAGAGCGGCCAAGCAAAGTTCAATGACCTGAAGTTCTTTGCAAACAACTTGGAAGAAATCTCCAAGATGGCGAAGGCATCAGGATCTGACACTGCCGAATTCGCCACGGCACTTGGTTACATCAAGCAAGCGTTTGGTCTGACTGGAAAGGAAGCCATCGACGCTGGATACAAGATGATCCAGTCGGCCAACAAAGGCAGCATCGAGGTCAAGGACTTCGCGCGAGACTTCGCGTCTGTCGCTGGCATATTCCAACAGTCAACAGGTATGCAAGGCATGGCCGGGTTGAATGAGTTTCTCGGCACATCTCAAGCAGCTGGCACGCTCGGTGCTGGCTCAGCAGAGACGGCGACGATGGTTGAACGGTTGGTTGCGTTCATGGGCAACCCCACCCACATCAAAGAAATCAAACAGCGCACCGGTATTGACGTGCGCGGACGATCGATGTCCAACATCGTGTCGACGCTTGCTGACAGTAAGAAGTTCAATAAAGAAGGCGTGCGCGCTGAAATATTCGGCACAGACATCATCCCGAACAAAGCCATCATGGCGCTCATTTCGGCGTATCGCCGCGTGCAAGCTGGCAAGGATGGAGCTGTAGACATCTCGACAATCGCTGGCGTCGAAGCTCAGGGTGGTCGCGATTTCACGACTGGACAGATGGCAAAGTTCGAATCTTCTGGCGTGCTCGACATGCAACGCCAGGCCATCGAGATGCAGAACGACACCATCGCGAACCTGAAAGACTACAACGCTCAGGTGTTGGCATTGTCGAAAGCGAGCAACTCGCTGGAGAAGTCGTTTGGGACGCTATCACTTTGGGCAAGCGCCATCGGCGTAGGCGGCGCAGTGACTGGCGGCATTGGTCTAGCCTCGAAACTCGCTGGCGGTGGGGCTGCTGCCACAGCCGCTGCGGGCGCAGCAGGGGCAGCCGGAACCGCTGCCGCGGCAGGCGGCGGAGCGCTCGCTACGGCCGGGCTTGTCGCTGGCGGAGCGGCCTTGGTTGGCACCGCTGGACTTGTTGGCGGTGCTGTTGGTTATGGCCTCAATGAATGGTCTGCTAGCCAAACTGGCAGAACCATTTCTGAACACATCGTCGACTCGCTGCTCGGCGAAGAAGTCAAACGGTCCAGCAAACGCGGGCTCGATAAGATGCCTGTAGACGGCGAGATCAAGGTGGACGTGAAGGTGAGCTCTGACGGCAGCGCCACGGCCACTGCCGCAGTCAAGAAGTCACGCGGCGCGCGCATCTCCACTTCGTCAGGCCCGAACATGCCAGGTTCACTGTGACCTTCCACGAACGATTCCGACGCATCAGCCCTGGCCCTGGCGCGCAGTCTAGCTTTCGTGGCGTCAAGTTTTACCTGGCGCAAGACCAGCGCGAAGGCGGCAATCGCGGAACGGTTCACGAGTATCCGAACAGCGATCACCACACAACGCAAAGCCTCGGGTTGAACGTAGACCGCTTCTCCGTGACAGCGGTCGTGATGGGCGCTGATTACGATATCGAGCGCGACGAACTCATCCG